TGCAGAGTAACCCATTTCTTCTGATTGCCAGCTAGTTACGTAATCTTTTTTGCACAAAGATAGGTTAACTTGAAAATTCTCTAAAGTTAATGTACGTTCAGTAATTGTTACTGTAGAAGTAGCAGAAAAATCACAACTAGCATTTGCTAAAAGTCCGTCTGTACTCAATTTGTTAATTACCGCTTTGTACGCGATGTTAGGCATGATAGTCATACCTCCGTTAGATAATGTGTTACCGCTTAATAAAGCAGCTTTAACCCACATTCCTGAATGTTGACCAGCATATGTAGTCGTTAATGATGTTGTTGTAGCCATTGTTTATTTTATTTATAAATTGTTTCTAAAATGTTGTCGCGAATACTTCTCGCTTTACCTGGTGTTAAGTCGATGTGCTCAACTGTTTTCGAATTCTCAGGATTGAACTGAATTGGTTTAGGCTCTTCTGCTAGCTCTACAACGGAATCAGTAACCTTAGAAAGCTCAACAATTTTAGCCTCTAACTCTGCAATCTTTTCTTCTAATGCAGAAAAATGTTGCTCTTCAACTTGTGAACGTACGATTTTTTTAACTTTCGTTTGTTCAGGTGTTTTCTCAGCTTCAACAGGTACTTCTGTTTCTGCTTCTTCAGTGTTCTCTTCAGTAGCTTCAACGATAGAATCTATAACTCCATCCTCTTTTACTACTAAGATTTTACCATCCGTTAGTTCATATTCACCAACAGGAAGTGGCACAGGCTCAGCATCAGGAACTACGATAAATACGTTTTGTCCAGGCTCAAACATATCAGCTTGAATAGTCGTTTGACCATCTGCTAATACTTGGTCTTCTAACTTCGTTTCTAAAACTTCAGGCTCAACACCTGTAAGTTCAATAAGAAAGTTTTTAACCTTTTTTAAAAGTGTTTCTTTTTCCATACTTTATTAACTAATTATTAATTACTTTGTTTTAAATTACCCCCTAGATTCAGAGATAACTCGTTCAACTACAGTGTGATTAACGTTAGATATACTTTGTTGTACATCACTTCCAATTCCTTGTGCTGGTAATGTGCCATCACAACATTCACTAGAGTATTTTCCATCTTTACATAGACACCCTCTCTTGCCCCCTTTTGGTGATGCTTTTGAAACTCTTGCTTTTTTTTCCATATTTATTTTGTTTATTGTTTATACTAAGATTTTAACTACTGAGAAATTTAAATCTGATACTCTTACATCTGTTTGGTTGGTATTTTTAACAAATAACTCTACATAATCATTTGTAATTAAATCAATTTGGTACTGTGTGCTTCCGGGGTGTTCTTGATTAGAAGTAGATGTCCTAATTGTCATTTCAGAGCTAGCTAATATAGTTCCGTTTTTAGCTATGCCTATACTTATGTTTTGATTCGAGGCACCAGCTCTAACCGCTGTATTTACGGTAATTAAAAACGAAGTGTTAAAAGCTCCTGTATACGTTAGCCTGTTATTTGTATGTGTGAATTTAGAATTATTACTATTTGCTGTACTTGTACCTAGTGCTTTTACCCATGTATTCACGTTAGGCACTCCGATTGGTGTATCTGTAGTGTTATTTACCATGTAATAAAACCCACGCGTAGTAGTGTTTTGTATGCCTACGCAGTTAGTAAATAAAGATTTATTACTTGTTTGGTCTACACCTGTAATGTAAGTACCACCACCACTAAAATTAACAGTGTCTAATATGTATCTTTCGTTACCTACACTAGCAGAAGTTGAGAAATTTATGCTAGTTTCACCACTTAACGTAACGAATGAAGAGTAAATTATCCTAAATCTACGTGAAATCGTAGCTGTACTTAAAACTGTTATTGCAGTTCCACCACTCGCACAATCAAATAAGCAGTTACCAAATGCAATAGTACCTATCGTGCCATCAAATGTCATACCACTAGAATTAAGAAATGCACTATCACCCATTACAAAATTAGTGTAGTCTTTAATAGTTCCTATCGTAGCACAATCGGTAAAGTTCACACCAAACCAATCCAATGCAGTTGTAGTACCATCACCATCTAAATTAAGTGCCGTACCATGTGTGATAGTTATATTACGAATAGGAAGTGAATACACCGACGTAATTAAAGCCGTTGAACTACTTAAACCAGTAGATTTAAGGTAACAATTCTCAGAGCTACCACCAATAATACTAGTGTTTTGACCGCCTACTAATCTATCTCCTGTTAAGTCTACTGTTGTTGTAATGAAATAAGTAATGCTATTCTCTAAAGTTATCACACCACTAACGGCAGTCGGTAAGTCTGACTTGCTAGCTACAAAGACTATGTTACCTGTTGCGATATTAGAAGATACAGAAGTAGCGAAATCACTATACAATATCTTTTTAGGTACATCACTCGTAGCATCGTCTAAATATAGACTGTCCGTACTATCTAGTGTAGTTACATCTTTATACCTTACAAAATATGGTATTTCACTCATAGTTTTTCTAGTAAGTCTTTAATCTCATTTAGTACATCGTCTTGCATTTCTAATTGCTCTAGTCCATCGTACTTACCCTCAATGCTAAATCCGTTGAACTTACCATCTTTTATCCCTTGGTAAACTTCCTCATTGTAAACTTTCATCTTTACAACCCACGATCCAACTGGTGCATTAAGTTTGTAGATATTTGATTTATCGTTCTTACTATCTTCAACTATCCATGACTCAATTAATGCTACACCATCTACATTTTCTGCATGGTCAACTGTTACATTATTTCCGTACAATTTCTTCATGTAAAGTTCCTGAGTCTTAGCGATTGTTTCAGCACTAAACGAAACTGTAAATTCTTTATCTTTTATACGTCTTAGAATCTTTTTTTCAGGAACCAAAGCAAGACCAATTACTTCACGTTTATTTTCGTCGATTACTTTCATTTGCACTTCCATTTCAGAAAGCAAAATAAAATCTTCTTCAATTGCTGGTCTGTCTACGAATGAAATAGCAAAGACACCTTGCTCTTTCTCATCCTTAATTGTAAGCTCTATATTCTGTAACTTTTCCATATTATTATAACTTATAAAGTGGCATTTTGTATTTTTTTCTTGTCTAACATTTGCTGTGTCGTAACGTCCGAACCTACAACATAAGCTTTTATAGGAGCTTGATTTAATTGCGCTAATTGCGTTTGGTTTTGTGAGCCAATAATATTGAAGTTTGGTGTGATAACTTGGTTAGCTTGACCACCACCACTATCTCCAGATGAAACGGATGGCATACTACCTGTGCTTCCACCTCTGAATTCTTGCTTACGAATATTGTTAACCATAGCTAAACCACCAACTACAGTTAAACCAGCAGCTATTTTTCTTAATATTGGTCCTCCTGTTGTATCTTTGTACGCGCCTAACGCTGCTTTATAAGTATCCATTAAACCACCTGCGATATTGGCTGCTTTCTGAATATCAAACGCGCGCTTTTGAGCTTTCTCAGACTTACCAGCAAACGATGTAGCTAAGTCACCGATTACAGTCAAAGATTGTCTAGCTGTATTATATTTTGCGTCTGCTAGTGCTATGGCATCTGCTTTCTCTTTATCTCTTCTTTCTTGATCTTCTTTATATGCTTTATTTTGTAGCTCTGTTCTTTTTTCGTATAATTCATTTTCAATAGCTAACGTCTGCTTACCCATCTCAAAATAACTAGATAGATCGTCTCTACGTAACTCTTTCTCTTCCTCTTTATCTTTTTTTACTACTTCTTTTTTTGTAGTATTCGCAACTTTTAAATCTGTTATTTGTTGAGCTTGTAAAATCTTAATTTCTTCTCTTAATTGTTTTGCGTCTGCTAACTGGTCTTTATTTAATTTAGCACCACCTTGATAAACTAAGTTGTAATATCTTAATATCTCTTTTTTATTATCAATCTCTAGTTTTGTTAACTCACTGTCCTTTGCTCCCTCAGCTTGTTTTAATCTCAGCTTGTTTTCGTGCTGTTTCTTTAATTCGTTAACATGTTCAGAAGTAGCATCTATACTTTCTTTCTCTAATCTTTTAGTATATTCTAGTTGTCTGTTTAATTCTCTTTGCTTATTAGCTGCGTCGTCTTGTCCTCTTTTTAGTAATTCTAAAGCACCAACTAAAGCTCCTACAGCACCAACGACAAGCAATATTGGATTAGCAGCCATTACAGCATTTAGAACACGCATTGCTACAGCTCCTACTACTTGAGCTGCAGTAAGTAATTTTTGACCTATGGCAGTTTGACCTATTACTGCTCCTAATTGTTTGAATGAATCTCTAGCTTCACCAAGTCCTTGCAAGCCTTGTGACAATGCCATTGCTGACTGTACCTTAAGCAAAGTTTGCTGAACAGCTTCTCCTTCAACTCCAACCAATCCTAGCGCACCTTCAAACGCTTGAAATCCGTTAAGCACACCGCCAATGGAATTACTTAATGCATTGAATTTAGCATCAGGATTAAACGCGTCAGTAAGTGCTTTAGCGTCTCCAATAGCGTCCTTTAATCTAGCAGCGTTTTTAGCTGCATTAATAGCTTGTTCAGATGTTGCTCCAAACTTTTCAGAAAGTGCATTAACTTCATTTTGCGCTTCTCTTAACTGTGCTTTAAGGGATGCTGCATTTGTTTTTACTTCTAGTTCAATTACTTTCTTTTCTGCCATTGTACTTTACTTTCAATAATAACTCTCTTTTGCCTTGTTTGTAGTTTACGCGAAATGAATCTGACAATAAATACTTTCCCTTTGCAATGTCTATGTTTTCACTTATTCCGTAGAAATTATCTACTTTTAGTAATGCTATTATTTGCTCTATCATTCTTGTGTTATATAAAAATCGTAAATACTTGTTGTCCCATCGAAATTTGTATTTGTTGCGTAAATTGGAATTGTAGCAACTTGCCCCTCTTCATTTACTATTCCCCATCCATCTTCTGTAATTAATGTATCCGTTCCTGACTCTAAAACTATTGGTGTAGGTGTATTTGTGTTTGCAGGTATAGTAATGTCTATAGGTCCACTTACAGTTATTGTAGATGGAGAAAAAGACACACCCACAATAGGACTTGAAAAAGAAGCAGAACTACCCCCATTTGGCAACCCCCAATCAATTGGAATAGTACCTCCACCATCAGGTACAACAGGAGTAAAAGCATTGTTAACCATTGATCGGAAATCATTTAATAACGATAAGTCAACTTGACCGCTTGTAATATCAGATTTAATCTCATTAATTATGTATCTTTTATCTCTGATTACTAACCTATCATTTAGCTTTAACTTAGTAATTAATGATAAAGGAAAGTAAGACTTAACTCTTACTAGTCTACATTTAGGATTAAATATGTTTTGTAAATAGTTTTGGTAATATAAAGAATACAAGTTATTTGTTAATGGAAGATTAGGCTTTTTAACATCGTTATCGGGATGCCATGTTAACGAATATTTAACACCAGAGATGTCTAAAGCATTACTAAATATATTGAAGTCGTTATATAAAGTCGATGTCACCCCATTGTTTAAATATAAAGTATCATTTATTCTGCCATTTCGTATTTAAAAGATATTTTTTTGTAAACATTAGGCTTCTCAATAGTTATTGAGTCAGTGTCTGTATATTCAGTAATATCATAAATCGCTCCTTTATTATACCATAAATCTAAAGGTTCAATAGTAAATATATTTGTATCTGTAGCGTAACAGGTTGCGTTAAACATCTTAAGAATACCGCTAAAGAAATCTGCTATCTTAATGTCAGGTATTTTAGATGAAACATCTAGCGTTGCCGTTGTTTCAATAGGGCTAAACACTATACCTTGATAAAAATTATTGTAGGTTGGGTAATTTATCGCCGCTTGTAAATTCATTGTTAATGGGGTGTCAGACCTTACAATAACATTAAAAACTATTCCATTGTCAAGTGCCGTAAACGTGTACATTACAGCCCCAGTTATCGCTCCTTTATATGTAAATGTTTCTACTACTTTACCATTCCGAAATAAGTCTATATAATATATAGTTGTAGCACTAGATAAGTTACTTACTGTTATAGTAAATCTAGCAGTTTTTACAGCGAATATACTAGTCACGCTAGAATCATCTAGGTTTTGACAAGTTATAGAATTAGTAGATAAATCAAAATTAAATCCTTTTCTAGCAGGGTACAGAATACCACCCCACCCATTAAAAGAAGGTAT